CTGAAGAAAAAGCTTTGGGAGCAGATTCTTACTGCTGCTGAAGACTTAGGCGACCCAACAAATACAGAAACTGGTTGGGACATTTGTTTCAAACGTGTAAAGACTGGACCTCTTCCCTACAATGTTGAGTATCAGTTACAGGCTCTAAAATGCAAGCCTCGCGCTTTGACTGAAAGTGAGCTAGAAGCAGTTGTAGATATAAAGTCTATGGACGAAGTAATGCCTCGTCCAACTCCAGACGCTCAGAAAGAGCTGTTAGATAGGTTGCGTAATGCACCATCTAAAGATGAAAATGATGTTGAAACCTTGGAAGATGAGTTTAACATCGGATGATCCTGTTTACAGCGGACTGGCACATAAAACTGGGACAGAAAAATGTCCCAGTTGCTTGGGCATTAAATAGGTACAATCTATTTTTTGATAAAATTCGAGAAATAGAACGAGAGTGTGTAATGCACATTATCGGTGGAGACTTATTTGATAGAATGCCTACAATGGAGGAGTTAGAGTTATACTTTTCTTTTGTACGTGGAGTTTCTACTCCTACAATAATTTATGATGGCAATCACGAAGCGACAAAGAAAAACAAAACATTCTTTTCGCAATTAAAAAGAGCAACAAGAGATATAAACCCTCTGGTATCAATAATTGATAATTCCTATATAGATGAGAATCTAAAGTTTGGAATATTACCTTATTGTGAACTACATAGAGCAAAGAGTATAGAGGCTTTCGATAGTAGTATGCCTCTATTTACTCATGTTCGTGGAGAGATTCCTCCTCATGTAAAACCAGAAGTAGAATTATATCGCTTCGATTCATTTCCAGTAGTGTTTGCAGGAGACTTACATTCTCACTCAAACACTCAGAGAAATATTGTATATCCTGGTAGTCCAATGACTACTTCTTTTCATAGAAAACACGTGGATACTGGTTATCTACTTATAGATGAGAATAACTGGAATTGGTTCTGGGAAAAGTTTGACTTACCTCAGCTAATTCGTAGAACTGTATCTTCTCCTGAAGATATGGTTTCAACAGACTACGACCATACTATCTATGAAATAGAAGGTGATATACAAGAGCTTGCTGCTATCAAAAATTCCGAGTTGCTAGATAAAAAAGTTGTAAAGAAAAACTCAGAAGCTTCTTTGGTTATGACTTCTGACATGACTGTAGAAGATGAGTTAGTAGAATACTTACTTTATATCTTACAAATAAAAGAAGAAAACTTAGAATCAATATTAGGTATTTATAATGATTACTCTCAAAAAGCTCAAATGGAGTAACTGTTTTAGCTACGGAAAAGATAATGAGCTAGACCTTGATGATAGTACTTTAACTCAAATTATTGGAACTAACGGGATGGGGAAGTCCTCCATCCCGTTAATCATTGAGGAAGCTTTATATAATAAAAATTCCAAAGGCATTAAAAAAGCAGACATACCGAATCGACTAGTAAATGATGGATATGATATTTACTTATCTTTTACAAAAGATGATTCGCTGTATGAAGTAACTGTTAATAGAAAAAATAACATAAAAGTAAAGTTCGAAAAAGATAGCGAAGATATTTCTAGTCATACTGCTACAAACACTTATAAAAACATTCAAGAAGTTTTGGGTGCAGATTTTAAAACGTTTACGCAGTTGGTTTACCAACATCCTAATAGTAGCTTACAGTTCCTAGTAGCAACAGATACAAATAGAAAAAAGTTTCTAATTGATTTGTTACATCTGGAAGAATATGTAAAGTTATTTGACGTATTCAAGGAAGCCGCTAGACTCTCTTTTAACCGTAAAAATAGTATTGAATCAAAAATTGCAACAGTTGAAAAATGGTTGAATGATAATAAATTAAGTGATACAACCATACTGCCACTGCTAAATTTTGAAATTGAGACGGAAGATGAAGAGAAAGAATTGCGTTCTCTGACGGTAGAATTTGAAAATATCTCGGAAAAAAATAAAAAAATTTCACAAAACAATAAATACATTGAGATACTCAAGTCCATTGATATTAATGAGGCTAATAAGATTAATGTAGGAAAGAAAGAATCCTATGACTCTTTACAGAGTGAAGGCGGTAAGTTAAAATCTGAAATTACTGCTGCAAAAAGTTTTCTATCTAAAATTGAAAAACTTGGTGACCATTGTCCTACGTGTGAACAGGACATAAATGCAGAATTTAAACAAGGACTGATAGATAAAGAACTTGATAAAATAAATGAAGCTACTAACAAGTTAAAAGATGAAATTATACCTGAAATAGAGCGTATCAAAGCAAACAATACTCTTTATGATAAGAAAATTAGTATCGAGAATAATTGGCAAGATGTTTATAAGTCTATAGATAAATCTTTGCAAACATCTCTTGTTGATAGAGATGCGCTTGAAACTAGGATAGAAGAACTTCGTAGCGAACTTCGTAAGAAGAAAGCCGAAGTTACTACTATAACAAAAGAAAACGAAGAAAGAACTAAGCATAATACTAGACTCCAAGTAATACTTGAGCAAACTGAAAAGTTTGAAAAAGACCTTTCAGACTCTCAAGAAAGTTTAGAGCAGGAAGAAACACTTAATATTAACCTAGAAATATTGAAGAAAGCCTTCAGTACGAATGGTCTTATCGCTTATAAAATAGAAAATCTAGTTAAAGAACTAGAGACTCTTGTAAATACATATTTAGCAGAGTTATCTGATGGTAGATTTACTCTGGAATTTATAGTACAAAACGATAAGTTAAATGTTCAGATTACTGACAATGGAGTAATAGTAGACATTTTAGCACTTTCTTCTGGAGAACTCGCAAGAGTAAACACATCGACTCTGATAGCTATTCGAAAACTAATGAGTAGTATATCAAAGTCAAGACTGAATATATTATTTCTTGATGAAGTAACAAACGTACTTGATGAGCCTGGTAGAGAAAAGCTAGTAGAAGTATTACTAGCAGAAGAAAATCTAAACACTTACATTGTAAGCCACGGATGGACTCACCCTTTACTAGAAAAGATAGAAATAGTAAGAAAAAATAACATCAGTTGTTTAGAAAGGTAGCATATGGTAGATTCAAGAGCGAAAGGTGCAAGGGGTGAATACCTTGTACGAGATATGCTTAGAGAGTATACAGACCTAAAATTTGAGAGAGTGCCCGCTTCGGGTGCTCTTGAATACTTAAAAGGTGACTTATATGTCCCTAATGAGAAGAATAGGTTCTGTATTGAAGTAAAAAATTATGCGGATTCTCCGCTAACCGATAAGATTTTTACTCAAGAAAAAACAAATAATTTGATAAGATGGTGGGTAAAGGTACAGGCTCAAGCATTACAAGGAAGCCAAGAACCTTTATTATTTTTTAAGTACAACAGGTCTAAGGTGTTTGTTGTAACTGAAATTAAACCGCAGGAAGGCAGCAAATATTTCTTTATTTCTTGGCTAAAATGTTATATAATGTTGGCTGATGATTGGCTAAAACAAGAAAAAATCGAGTTTTTAAATTATGGTAGCGTTTAACTTTTCTGACAAACTAATAGACAGCGATAGTAGTGCAACTTTAGTAGTTGATTCACTTAACTTAGCATTTCGCTGGAAACATCAAGGTCGAACTGACTTCTGCTCAGACTATGTACGTACAGTACAATCTCTAGCAAGGTCATATGACTGTGGCAATGTAATCATTACTGCTGACTGGGGCTCCTCTACTTATCGTAAAGAAATACACCCAGACTACAAACAAAATCGTAAAGATAAATTTGCCGAACAAACAGAAGCAGAAAAAGAAGCGTTTGAACAATTCTTTTTAGAATTTGAACGGACTCTAGAAGAGCTTTCAGAGTCTTATCCTGTACTTCGCTATAAAGGTGTAGAGGCTGACGATATAGCTGCACACATAGTTAAAGAAAAAGAAAAGTATGGTCTTGACACAATTTGGCTAATTTCTAGTGACCGTGACTGGGACTTATTGATTGGAGAAAAAGTAGGCCGTTTCTCATACGTAACGAGGAAGGAAGTTACAGCAGAAACATGGTCTGACTCCTATGATGTTTTACCTGAAGAGTATATATCCTTAAAGTGCCTTACTGGCGATAAAGGTGATAATGTTCCAGGAATACCAGGCATAGGTCCAAAACGTGCAGCAGACTTAATTCGTGACTATGGCTCTGCCATGGATATATACGATGCTTTACCTATAGATAGTAAGTACAAGTTTATTCAAAGTTTGAACGAGAATGCAGAACAGCTTCTTGTAAACTATCAATTAATGGATTTAATTACATATTGCGATGATGCAATAGGGTCTGATAATATATCAGATATTGAGGGGAGACTATTAAGTGCAGTTAAATTATAATCGTGATAAGTATTTATCTGGGTTTGGAATTAAAACTCTAGAAGATAGATACATGATTGAAGGAGAAAAGTCTCCTCAAGACGCATTTGCAAGAGCCGCAAAAGCTTTTGCAGACGATGATGCTCATGCACAGCGTTTATATGATTATGCAAGTCAACTTTGGTTTATGTTCTCTACTCCAGTATTGAGTAATGGCGGAACAACCCGTGGACTACCAATAAGTTGCTTTCTTAATTATGTAGATGATAGTAGGCATGGACTTACAAATCACTACACTGAAAATGCGTTTCTATCCTCTGTAGGCGGAGGTATAGGCGGGTGTTGGAACGGGGTTCGGAGTGTAGGCTCGACAACGAGCAATGGCTCCGAAAGTACGGGAGTTATTCCGTTTCTAAAAGTCGTAGACGCAGAAATGCTAGCATTTTCACAAGGTGTAACAAGAAGAGGTAGCTATGCAGCATATTTGGATATTTCTCACCCTGAGATTGAGGAGTTTCTTGATGTTCGTAAGCCAACTGGAGGCGATATTAATAGAAAATCTATTAATTTGCATCATGGTGTTGTTGTTTCTGATAAGTTCATGAAACTTATCGAAAAAGCCACTACAGAAGAAGGCTTTGACGA